AATACCACATCAGGAACATTTACAGCAACTCTTCCTGCTTCTGCCAGCGTTGGCGATACTATTGAATTTATAGATTATGCGGGAACATGGGATACAGCCCCTCTTAGTGTAGACCCACAAACCTTAAATCTAAAAGGATCATCTGACGGAACTGGACGATTTGTATATGAGCGGCAGGGGGTGAGGTTAGTTTATGTTGATGCTACTCAGGGATGGGTTGCAGCCTCTGGAATCAATGAAACCAATCCAGCCATATCATCTGGCTCATATTCAATAGATTTCTTAGTGGTTGCGGGAGGTGCTGGTGGTGGAAAAGGAATAGGAGGCGGTGGAGGTGCTGGAGGATACAGAACATCAACACAGTCAATAGCCACTGGTACAGCAGTTATTACAGCGACAGTTGGAGATGGTGGTGCTGGCGCTGGAGGAACTACAGATGATGCTGGAAGTGATGGTTCAGATTCATCAATGTCAGGTACAGGATTAACTACAATAACTTCTGCTGGTGGGGGTTTTGGTGGTGGTTATGGTGATGACGGAAATGATGGTGGTAGTGGTGGTGGTTCGGGTGCTGTCGGTTCTGCTGGAGGTTCTGGTAATACACCTAGTACATCTCCAGTTCAAGGTTATGATGGTGGAATATATCATTCCGGAAATGGTAATACAAGTGCTGGTGGAGGCGGAGGCGCAAGTGCTGTTGGTGGTAACGGTGCAAGTAATGATCCGGGTGACGGAGGCGCTGGAACGGCGTCCTCAATTACCGGTTCTGCAGTTACTTATGCTGGAGGAGGGGGAGGTTCTAATCATGCCGGAGGTGCCGGTGGCGGTACAGGAGGTGCTGGTGGTGGAGGAGACGGGGGCAATAGTAGTGCTTCAACTACCGCTGAAAATGGTACTGTTAATTTAGGTGGTGGGGGAGGTGGAAATGGTTATTATGTTCCTAATGCCGAAGTAAGTGGTTCTGGGGGCAAAGGAGTTGTTATATTAAGTTTTCCAACTGTTAATTATTCCACAGTGACAACAGGTTCCCCAACAGTTACGACATCAGGAGATAATACAATTCTAGAATTCACAGGAACCGGAACTTACACGGCATAATATTATGGCTACATTCGCAAAAATAGGATTAGATTCAAAAGTAATAGAAGTTCTTTCTGTACATAATGATGTGCTTGAAGATGCTAATGGTGTTGAGCAAGAAAGTTTAGGGATAGATTTTTTAACTAAACTGACTGGCTGGGCTGTTTGGAAACAGACTTCTTATAATACAATTGGAAATAAACATAATTCAGGAGATGAATCTAAAGCAATTAGAGGAAACCATGCTGCTATAGGGTATAAATATGACTCATCAAGAGATGCTTTTATACCCCCAAATCCATATGCTTCATGGGCATTAAATGAAACTACTTACCAGTGGGAATCGCCAATTTCTTACCCAAGTGATGGGAATGATTACAGGTGGAATGAGTCTACTAAGGCTTGGGATGCTGCTGCCTAATGGCTCTAATCCCAGTAGATAATGTCGGACAGGTAGGTATTGTCAAGGATATAAACCCTTGGCAGCTTCCACCTAATGTATGGTCTGACGGTAATAATGTAAGAGCAGAGCATGGTGCTATACTTAAATCACCGGGCTACGCAGAGGTTATGGCGACTTGTCCTATTGTTCCTCTTTACATTACCAACTTAAATACCGCAGCAGATAACTACTGGATAGTTGCTGGAACGGCTGAAATTCATGTGTATAAAGAAAGTTCTGATGCTTGGTCTGATATAACAAGAACAGTCTCACCGGGCGATTACAGCGCCACTGCTGAAGAGAACTGGACATCCACTGTAATTGGTGGTGTTCTGGTTATGACTAATGGTTTTGATGACCCGCAGTTTTGGGCGCTTGACGCCACTGGTGAGCCTGATGTTACCACAGTTATGGCAGACCTAACGGCATGGCCGGCTGACAAAGAATGTTATTCCATGAGAGCGTTTCGTTCCTTCTTGGTTGCCCTTAATGTAACTGACTCTTCAGGTGCGGATGATATTAGATATACCAGAATGGTAAAGTGGTCAACAGAGGCTGGCATTCAAACTGCGCCGGCGTCATGGGATGAAACTGATCCTACGGTGGACGCTGGAACTTATGAATTGGCTGATACAAGGGGGCCGATTTTGGATGGTTTACCCCTGCGTGACACCTTTATGATCTACAAGGATGATTCCATCTATTCTATGACGTATGTTGGAACTCCTTTTATTTTCTCATTTAGACAACTATCTCCATCAGTCGGTGCATTGACAAAGAACTGTGTAGCAGAATTTGATGGCGGTCACTTCTTCTTCGGAAATGGTGATATCTATATAAATGATGGTCAGAAGGTAACCTCTATTCTTCCTCACAAGATTAGAGATTACGTTTTCAATTTCATTGATGGCGCACAGTACAAGAAATCATTTGTAGTTGCTGATTATGGTAACACAGAGATGTGGGCTTGCTTCCCATCTGCTGACAACACTTCAAATCAGTGTAACAAAGCAGTTGTATGGAACTGGACAAACAAAGCATTTACCCTTCGTGATCTTCCGAACCTTTCCCATATTGGGTATGGTTCCATAGCAGACCCCAACGCTTTTACAGACTGGGCCTCTGCTACCGATATAACGTGGAGTGCTGCATTAGGTGCATGGTCAGCTACTTGGAGTACGGTTGAGAATGTTCTTGTAATGGCAAGTCTTACTGATACAAAACTTTATCGTAATGCCTCCGGTAATAAGGAAGACACCACCAATATGACTTCATTCATTGAGCGCACCGGAATGTCTATGGGTGGTCAGGGGCAGAAATCTCCAGACGGTTCTGTTAAGTTTGATGAGGATCAGACTACAGTTAAACGTATAAAAGCAATCTGGCCTAAGATGGAAGTGTCAGGTGCAAACACAGTTAATGTGTATGTAGGCACACAGATGTCTACGGAAGAGGGTGTATCATGGTCTTCACCGGTAGCGTTTAATCCAGACTCACAATCTAAGGTTTCGGTTAGGGCTTCAGGTAAACTATACGCAATTAAGTTTGAATCGACTGGAGACTTTGACTGGAGGTTGGATGGATACTCAATAGAATTAGATGACGCAGGACGGAGAGGCTCAAGGAGTTACTAATGGCTACATACAAGGACAGGGTGGTAAAGTCTGTCACATATTATGAGCCGGGGCCACTACCACTTGAGAATGAAGACTTAGGATTATATGTTGTCACAGAACTTAAACGGCTTGCTAATACCATACTCAACCAAGCATACTTCAGGCTAGAGAGGACTCATGTCGCACCGAAAAGACCAAGAGGGGGAGATGTTAGATACGCCGACGGAACTGACTGGAATCCGGGATCGGGCGAAGGAATTTATTTCTTCAAAGAATCCACTTCAGCGTGGGTTCAACTGTAAAGTCTTACTTGTAAGTTTAGAAGACGTACCGGTTATATGGGAATCTGTTATTCCATTGCTGGAGCCTTCTCAGAATGATCAGCGGGAAATGTCCATTGAGGACTTCTTTGATTGCATTATGGAAGGTGAAATGCAACTATGGGCCGCAGTAGAAGAAAAGGAAATCATCGCCTGCATGATCTCCCAGTTCGCCACATACCCACAGAAGAGGGTATTGAGAATCATTTTCATCAGTGGTGAGGGTATGGATCGATGGATAGAGAACTTTCCAATGGTAGAGAACTTCGCACTAATGAACGGCTGCACCTTCTTGGAAGTATGGGGAAGGGGAGCATGGGTAAAAATATTAAAGGAATGGGATTGGGAATGCAAGTACCACATAATAACAAAAGACTTAACGGCTAGGATGCACTGATGGCACGTACACCTTATACTGGATATGATAGAAGGTTTGCTGGTAATATCTTCGAAATGGGGCCGGAAGGTGGGCATCCAGATAGACGCTTTGGTGATATTGATTTTGGCCTTTTAGGCCCAACTGATTTTGGCAAGACCAAAATAAAAGCAAAGGTTTGTCCTACAGGACAACGCTTAGTCAATGGTGTATGTACGCCCATTACTACTACTATCACCGGAAGGAAGTGTAAGGATGGTAGCAATCCTCCATGCCCTGAAGATGAAATTACAGAAGATGGAGTATGTCCAGATGGGTATATAGGTAAGCCTCCTAATTGTATACCAACCGAAGGTATTACTACAGAAGAAATAAAAAAGACATTTGATGATAGATGGGAAGGTAAAGGCCCAGCCAATATATTTACAGTTGCTCCTCCAAGAGTTGATCCCAGAACTGGACAGACTATTACAGATACCGGACTTAATACAGGAGACTATAGGCTAGATTATAGCCCATATGGAGCAGAAGAAAGGGGTCAGGGGCCGGGGGTATCTGCGGCAAGATCAGCATCAATATTACAACAGTCTGCGGCAGATCAAGAAAGAGAGAATGCTTTTCTTCAGGGGTATAGTAATATAGGGAGAGAATTCTTAAGCCCATTTGAACGGCAAAACAGGTTTGCACAACAAGCCGCATACGAAAAAGCGGCTGGAATTCTTAGGACTGATCAAGACTTGCGTGATGCGTCTGAGACATTAAGTGTTTTAGATTCTGAAGAAGAAATTCTTGTTGATTCGTTCAGCACTTTGAAGGATGAGGAGAAAAGAGTTCAGAGAACACTCAAACGAATAGAAGATGATAGGAAACGCTTGGAAGAAGAAAAGCGATTAGAGGAAGAGCGTTTACAGGCTGAAGCCAATCAGCGTAGACAGCAGGAAGAAGACGGCGACGATGATGGTGGTGATGACGAAACAGCAGAAGATAAAACACCAGCAAAGACTAAAAAGACTAAAAAGACTAAAAAGACTAAAAAGACTAAGGTATCCCCTCATGTAGATAAGCCAGCGAAAACAAGTAAGGTTGTGGCACCGGTTGTCACCGCACCGCCGGTTGTAAGGAATCGTAGAGGGCAGGTAAAGCAAACTCCAAGAGGTAGAGCGCCACTAAGAGGCCATCATTTTTAAGGGAATATAATTATGCAAGGTTCAACACCACAAGAAAAACTGTTTGAAAGTATGAAAGGCCCAGCCACCAGAGGTGGTGCTAGGATTGAACAGCAATATGTCTCAGACAAGGGGCCAGCGAACAAAGATTACCAAGATTTTTATGGTGATAAAAGGCCACTCACAGTACCCCTTAACGAAATGCAGGAAAAGGGATATGATTTAATGGGTGGCTATGCTGGAAGAGGTGGAAGAGCCGGACAGTTAGCCTTTGACGCAGAGAAATCCATGCAGGAAGCCCTTGGTGGTGGCACCGGATATACTGGAACTCAGGAAAGAGAAATTCTTGAGGGTAATGTTCCAACAGGACAAGGCACACCTTATCAGGCTATGGCTGAATCCTTCAGGCAGCAGTCTGAACGTGGATTACAGGACACTCTGGCTGCCCAACGAACAGGTCTTGTACAGAACCAAGCCGGAGGAAGTTCTGTTGGCAATGAAATACAAGCAAGAGCCATTGCAGAAAATCAACAGAATATAAACAGTCAGTTAGCCCAGATGTATGGTGGCGCATATAAGATGGCACAAGATCAACGACTGCCTATGGCTCAGTTAATGGCCCAACAGCAGAGAGCCGGGATGCAAGCCTATCCAGATATTGCACAGCAGCCAATGAACCTGTATGCTCAAATGGCAACAGGTGGTGGTCTAATGAGAGACATTACCCAGCAAGGCAGAGAAGCAGATATTTCGGCCTTTCAGGCTAAAAGACAAAGACCCGGCGAACTGTTACAGGATTACCTTGCAAATCTTGGAACATTGGGAACGGCAACAAGCGACATAGCAGGACTGCTAGGTTAGGAGTTAATTATGGCATCAATATTAGAATCATCAGGAATGAGAATTCCTACACCCATGAGAAAGCCCGGACTTCAAGATGATATCTATCAGGGTGTGGAGGAATCCTTCAACCCTATAGGTTCAACCGAAGCCGTAGATGTCCTTCAAGTACGTCCTACTGAATTTGCTAAAGAACTATTAGAATACAGGGCCATAAATGGAATAACTCCAGAGAAGGATAGAGACACTATAGAGGCTTGGAACAGGTACAAGAAGGAACAGTACCAGCGCAGAGGTAAAGGTGGATGGGAACAACCTCAAGACACTCCCAAATGGTATGGTGACAGTGCTTACTCCGGTACAAGAAAGGTTTCAGAGTTGGCACTTGAGTCCACAGAACTGGTAAACCCAAGAGGAATCATGGCAGAAGCAAGGGCTATGGAAGAGGGTGGAAGCGCAGAAGGAATTCCTTTAACTGAGCAATCCGTTGACCGGCGTGACTTTTACACTGGAGCGGATATGAACTGGCAAGACCCAAATATACATGATAAGTACACAGAACAGTTTCCTCAAGGGGAAGATTTGGGTTGGATGACTGAAGAGGAAAGGAATAAATATCTGGGTATGAGCGTTGTTAAAAAACCAAAGGTCAGGGGTAATTACTAATGGCTACATATGATGAAGTGATGCAGCGTATTGTAATAAAGAAAGCATCCCCTTCATTTAGAAACCCTGAAACCGCTAGCCCTCATTGGGATTTAATGGCTTTGGATAACACTGGGTCTTTAAGAGGGGAGTGGAGAGAAGAAAAGCGAAGGCGGAACCCGTTGTCCTATATGCGTGACAGAACTAAGGACTGGCAAGATGTCAAGGAAGTTCATCCGGATAGTAGTTGGCGACCTGAAGGTGGGTGGTTTGAAAGATTCAAAGATTCTCCCGACTTTCATACTCCGGCTCCCGGCGCTTATCCTCAAGATAGGCGGTGGCAATATCCGTATGCTGGAGGTTCACAATTAGGTGGTTGGTATACAGATTATGATGATAAATATAGGGGCGGCCTCTTAGGAGATGACTACAAGGCTACCAGAAAAGAGCGTCCATTAAGGGGGCAAACTGCGTACTCATTGCGTGAAAACAGAATACCAAGATATACTGAGATGGTTTATGATCCAGAACAAATGGATGATGTAGAAAAAGCAGTCCTTGGGATGCAAGGCCCGCCAGCCCCCTCTGGCGCAGACGTTAGGATGTGGAGTGAGGGAGGAAATCCTTGGGCACAGGTTGAAGGAATTAGTCCAGCGGCCAGACAGACTATACTAGATACTGCCAAAAGTGAGCAACAGGTAGAAAATTTAATAGAAATATATGGATTATCAGTTGTAGAAAACGTTTTAACATCAGGGTCTGGAAGAGGTAATAATTATGGCAGACAATAGAGCAGAAGCCAGTAGGCTTTGGGCAATGATGAACAGGGGTGGACAGATGGGTATGGATGTAGCAACCGATCCATTGGCATTCGCTGGTGGAGCATCTGTAGTTCCTCCGCTATCTAGCGCATACAATCCAGCCGGTGCTTACGCAGAGGCAGGAAGGACTGTGCCTAACAGGGCTTCTGAACAGGCTATGGCTATGAACCAGTTGACTCAACCGCAGGGCGGTGTTCCATCAGATTTACATAATTGGAATGATCCTTATGGGCGCTCTGGCGCAGATGACTGGTGGAAGCAGCAGTTACCTTATTTTGGTGGAGGAGGATACCCCGGCGCAGGGGTAGAGAACATGGGATTCCCTCATGGAATCACGGCACAGGGAGCCGTTGATCCGTCCACTGGACAGATGAGAGTAGTTCCACGGCCTCCCCCATCTCAAACATTGCCAACGGACACCTCCGGTGGGTATGGTTACGAAGATCAGCAAGGTAATTGGATAGATGTAAGTGGTGCTTCCGTAGTTGACCCTCCAAGAATGCCTACTGAGAAGGAAACATTAGACAGAGAAGTCATGGGGCCATCCAACGAAAGAGATGCTGCGTTCGGCAGGATACATGACGCTAATTACACCGGAGCAGACTTTGGTTATGAGGAGGGTTGGGCTGAGAGGCTTAATGTTCCACAAGAATGGATAAATCTCTACATGGCTGCTCCACATGAGGCTATAAAATATGCCTATGAAAACCCCACTGATTCAAATCTACAGCAGTTTGAAGAAAAGTATGGATTCCCACTGGATGTCAGCGTTGAAGTTTACTAATGGCAAATACTTTCGACCAATTTGACACCAATGCTTTCGATCAGTTTGATAAGTTTGAGCATGAGGATAGAAAAGCAGGCGTAAAGGCTGCTGCAATAAGGAACCAATTGAGTGGTGTCCTTGACAAGGATAAGCCTGACAATGTATTTAATCAGTTTGATGGCATGTCAGACCCATTCTTTCATTACCTGAAAAATACAGCCGCAAAAACTGGTAGCACCCTTCTTGATCTCCTACACCAGTTGGGTAGGCCGGGGTCTGCTATTATGGCCGCCGTTAAACAGGCAAAAGATGAAAACCAGCGCCTCTTGTTCCCAAAGATAGACCAACCACGGCCAGAAGGCGGTGGTAAAATACGGGTTGCAGGTATATTACCTGTAGACAAGAGCACCTTAAGTGCTGCATGGAAAGGTATG